CCCAAGGGTATGGAAAACAACCAGGATATACCCCACCACCATCTGCTAATACTACCGGACAAGGCTCCGCCTTACCTCCCGGTGAAGTAAACATGGATCAAATTATGGGCTTAATTAATAAAAGATAATAATGGCCATTAACGCAACCAAAATATATCCAATAGATAATCAACCTAGTAAAGGAGTAGGTATAGCATTACCTCTTAACGGTCCTGCAGTATTTAAAACAACCTATACTACTAAGGATTCTATAAGATACAATTTAATCAACCTCCTACTTACCGGCCCTAGAGAAAGACCTTTTAAGCCTGGATTTGGAGCAGGGTTGCAAACATTTATATTTGAACAACTAAGCCAAGGTAACATAGAGGAAATACAAGAGTATATAGAAGTATCTATAGCAGAATTCTTTCCTAGTATACAAGCTACAGTTGAGTTACGAGCAGACGAGGATAGAAATACACTCTTTACTGTAATAAATTATACTATAACAAACACAGGAGTTACCGACACCATACAATTAAACCTAAACAATGCCTAATATTAAAGACATCAGATACTTCAATAGAGACTTCGTAGGATTAAAAGACCTACTAGTAGACTTCACTAAAACCTACTACCCTAATACCTACAACGATTTCTCTCCATCCTCACCCGGAATGATGGTCTTAGAGATGTCCGCCTATGTTGGAGACATATTATCCTTCTACTTAGATAATCAAATACAAGAGACATTCGTACAATACGCAAGGCAGACTGAAAGTATCTTTAATCTTGCATATATGTTAGGATATAGACCTAAAGTAACAAAAACCTCTACAGTAGAGGTAGACCTATACCAACAACTCCCTGCAAAACTATCCGGAGGAACATACATTCCAGATTATGACTACGCACTCTTCTTTCAAGAAAATACAGTAGTACAGTCAGACCCTGGAGGGATTAATTTTCTAATACAAGACACAGTAGATTTTACTGTATCAAGTTCTTTAGACCCGACAGAGGTTACAATCTACCAGACTAGCGGCGGTAATCCTCAATACTACCTTCTAAAGAAAAAGCGAAAAGCTCTATCATCAACCATCCAAACGCAGACCGCAACATTTACAACACCTACCCCTTTCGATACAGTAAATATCGCCGACACTAATATCATTAAAATTCTAGATATAACAGACTCAGACGGTAATACCTGGTACGAAGTACCGTATCTAGGTCAAGAGTTAATTTATAAGTCTACAAAAAATACAAACACCAACGACCCTAACAGCTATACAGATACAGACGCTCAATATCTATTAAAACTCGAGAAGATCGCTAGAAGATTCACCACTCGCTTTAGAGCTGATAACTCCCTAGAAATACAGTTTGGATCCGGAACAACCTCTGACGTTGACGAAGAGATACTACCAAACGGAAATAATGTAGGCATAGGTTTACCGTTCGAGCAAATAAAACTAACTACCGCATTCGATCCTTCAAACTTTCTACAGACCGATACCTACGGAATCGCTCCTGCAAACACAACACTAACTATTCGATACTTAACAGGAGGAGGAGTCTCCTCTAATGTTGAAGCAGATACTGTAACAACATTAACTAGTACAGGGAATATCGCTTTTCAAAATAGTAATCTAAACAGTACTACTTCAAATTATATATTCTCAAGCGTTACAGTAAATAATGAATTAGCAGCTTCCGGAGGAGGAGATGGAGATACTCTAGAGGAGATAAGGCAGAATACATTAGTAGGCTTTCAATCTCAATTAAGAAACGTAACAACTAAGGATTATGCGATACGAGCCCTCTCTATGCCTTCTGATTACGGAGCAATCGCAAAGAGTTATGTAGAAGCTACTAAAGCTAACGATAACACCTTACCCGGAGAAATACCTTCTACGTTAAGTTTATACGTACTAGGATTCGACTCTGCTAAACACCTAATAACATCCTCTAATACAGTTAAACAGAACTTAAGTACTTATTTATCCGAATATAGAATTATAGGAGATACTGTAAAGATAAAAGACGGATTTGTAATTAATATAGCAATTGATTTTGAAATAATAACACTCCCCAACTTTAATAACAATGAAGTATTAAGTAGATGTATAGAAGAACTACAGGATTATTTTGCAATAGATAACTGGACCTTCAACCAGCCCATCCTACTTAAAGAACTCTTTATAAATCTAGATAAGATAAATGGAGTACAAACAGTTAAAGATATTTACATTACTAATAAAACAGGTGTTTCTCAAGGATATTCTGAATACGCTTACGACATAGAAGGAGCAACTCAAAATAACGTAGTATATCCTTCATTAGATCCTTGCGTATTTGAAGTTAAATACCCGGATACAGATATTAGAGGGAGGGTGGTATCCTTATAATAAGTAACTAAGATTAATAACTCCTCATATTTATATTAAATGGCCATTTACAAACTATTTCCAACAGCAGACGCAACACTATACTCTGGGTATGTAGATGCCAATACAGGGTTAGATGAAATATTAGAAGCAAGTACAGATTTTAAGACCGGGAATCCCCAAACAGAAGGAGCGAATCCTCAAGTATCGAGATTCCTCTTAAAATTTAGTCAAGCAGAAATAGAGAGTATATTTGCCACTAAGATATTAGATTCTACATGGAGAGCGGACTTTAAATCCTATACAGCAAATGTAACTGGATTAACATCAACAAGCACTATTAATATTAATGCTCTAGCAGAGGATTGGAATATGGGCACCGGTAGATACTTAGACCTCCCAGAAACACAAAATGGAGTTTCTTGGAAGAACAGGACTTATGAAGGAGGTACTCAATGGACTACATCTTCCTTTGCACCTGGAACAACAGGATCATTTAACTTAAACACCAACTCAACTTCTGCAGGAGGAGGTGTATGGTATACCGGATCTGAAGCATCTTACTCTTTTTCATATTACACAGACCCTGATATACAAGCCAATATAACCGATATAGTAACTAACTGGTCATCCTCTGATTTCAACAACTACGGAATAATAGTAAGACAATCAGCATCTCAGGAGTTTATAGATAATATACATGAACAAACAACTTTAAAATACTTTTCAAGAGATACACATACGATATTTCCTCCAGAGTTAGAATTTAAATGGGATGACTTCACATATAACACCGGTAGTCTTACAGTATTAAATACACTCCCTGCAACACTTACACTCTCAAACAACCCCGGGACATTCTACAGCGGAAGCGTTAATAGATTTAGAGTAAATGCAAGACCTACATACCCTCCTAAGGTATACCAAACAGGATCCTCCTATACTAGAAACTATGCTCTCCCAGCAGAATCCTTCTACAGAGTTAAAGATGTTTATACGAATGAAGTTGCTATTGAATATGATTCTTCTTATACTAAGATAAGTTGTGATCCAACCGGAAGTTACTTCGACTTATACTTAAACGGATTACAACCGGAGAGATACTATAAGATTGAAATAAAAACTACTATCGGAGATACAGTCCTTATTAAAGATACAGAAGAGTTTAAGATAAGTAATGAGTGAAAACGTAGATATAAACCTAACAACCTATAATCGTGCTCAATTCACTAAAGCAGTAAATACTTCTTTTACTGAATTCGGAGTTACCGGAGAACCTGAGGAGAGTATTGTATCTCAAGTAGATGTAAATACCTTTTTTGAAGCTTATGATATTTTATTTTTAGAAATACCAAAACAAGGTGAAACTCAATCACATCAATACCTAGCCAATAGAAGCGGGGAATATGCAGGGGGAGAAGACATAAATGCAGAAATAGAAGCTTTGACTGCAGAGGTGACAGATTTACGGGAACAAAATATAGCTCTACAACAGCAGATAGCACAGCTAGCAACTAAAACAGCAGCAGATGCAATAAATCTAGCAAATAATATAGATACAGTATCATAATGGCAGAACCAACAGTAATATCCCTAGGAGTAGGTACTATAGAAGGAACTACATTACCTACAATATCAGCAGAAGATGGAGCTAACATAAACAGTATAGTTCTAAATTCCACCTTCAATGTATCGACAGATATTATCCAAGCATACCTATACGATATAGAAGGTACCTTTATCGACCGAATAACTACCGGATATGAAATCAACGGATTACCGGTAGGGGAAGAGACTGCAGCACTATCAATATCTCCAGGAAAAGACTTACAGTCTAATGGATATACTCGAGGAGAGTATCAAGTACTGTATAATTTTGTATCTCCCCTTGTAGATAATAATCCTAACTTCTTTATATCGGAAGTATCTTTAGATAGGACAGAACTAAGAGTAAACAGTTCTACCCTACTACCTCCCCAATTAAGAGGAGTGTATCAAACACTTCTTGCAGATCTAAACGATACTAGAACATTCGAAGGCTTTTATTTAGACTTTGGATCAAATCAATTAGAATTTGCAGTCAATGTCGGTTACGATTCCGATACCATATTAATTAAGCTTTATGAACCTCTAGATAATAACTTCGGAGAGGGTTCAAATTTCAACTTCCTAGCTAAAAAAGCCGACTCCCAAGCATACCAAGTACAATATCCCGAAGAAGAAATACAATTAGATACTAAGAAGTACTTAAGAGGACCTAACCTTTATTTAAAAACAGGAACTCAAACTAATAATACTACAGAGTATAAATCTATTAACACCTTAACCTCTGCATCTACAGCAGGAATAACCAACCAACTTCAAAGTGTATTAGCAGAAAATAGAGCAGAACTTAACACAGACTACACAGACTATAGTAACTTTGCATTCTTCAGTTCAGTTAATACCAGGTTAACAAACTTCAACTACAAAGCAACCCAGATAGAATCCCATGAAGCTCAAATAGCAACACTAAACGGATTAACCGGAACACCGGTAACAGAATTATCTGCAAGTAAGGCATTTTATGAAGGAGAAATAAAAAGAATTATTAAGAATTTTGACGGGTACGACTATTACCTCTACTATGAAAGTAGCTCCTATGCCTGGCCAAAACAAAATTCAACTAAACCCTACACCCCCTACTCTTATACCTCCTCTGAAGCTACTAACTGGTTAACAGCTCAAGCAGCTTCTGCTTCTGCATACGATAGAGAAAACCTAAACAACCTATACGAAATTTTCCCGAGCTACATTAAGGATGATGAGGACAATTCTCAATTTAAACTATTTTCCGAATTAACCGCTCAAATGTTTGACGAGATTTGGATATACACTAAAGCCTTAGAGAATAGACAAGATGGGGATAATAGTTTAAGTGGAGGTATATCTATAGATCTAGTTGCGGATGCTTTAAGATCCTACGGATTAGATATATACGAAAGTAGTTTTACTAACAGCGATCTATTTACTGGATTATTAGGAATAACGGAAACTGGAGGAACACTACCTCCAACAGGAAGCGAACTTATAACTAACTACGTAACAGCTTCTGCAGAAACCATACCTTCTAATGATGCACAGAAATTAATTTATAAGAGATTATACCACAACCTACCTTATCTCCTGAAAAAGAAAGGAACGACTGCAGGATTAAGAGTACTACTGAACTGCTATGGAATACCAGACACCATATTAAGAATATCAGAATTTGGAGGAAAAGATAAAAACGTGAATACCTGGGATAACTGGTATAATCAATACAACTACAGTTATAATACTTCCGGGTCAGGATACGTTTCTACTCCATGGGAAGGTGCCGGATTTGTTAGTGAATGGATAGCAACAAGCCCTATATCTCTACCCCTAGTACCTAACGGAACCTATAACATGACTGTAGACTGGGGTGATGGAAGCACAGATATAATTACTGCATGGGATGATGCAGCAAAAACACATAACTACTCTACTTCTGGAACTAAATATGTAACAATAACAGGAACTATAAAAGGATTTGCATTTAATAATACCGGTTATACAAGCAGCCTAACAGATATAAGAAGTTTCGGACCTCTAGAATTAAGTACCTCCGCCTCTTTCTACGGAGCTGATGAATTAGGACCGAGTGCAAGACCTACATCTCTACAATATAAACTCACTGCTACAGATAAACCTAGAGTATCTACCACCAGTATGAAAGACTTCTTTAGAGGCGCTAACAACTTGAGCGGATCTATAGATAGATGGAATACAAAAACTGTACTCAGTATGGAGAGAGCATTTCAAGATGCAACACGATTTAACACTCCTCTACCCTGGGACACCTCTAACGTAACAACTCTAAAACATACGTTTAAAAACGCAAGAGACTTCAACCAGACATTACTATGGGATACAGGGCTAGTTACAGATATGAGCGGAACTTTCGCTGAAGCAGTATCCTACAACAAACCAATATCATGGGATACAGGTAATGTAACTACCTTTGCTCATATGTTCCACAGCGCCTCCGCCTTCAACCAACCAGTCGACGGCCTAGTTACAGACTCTGGAATCACCCTAGAGCATATGTTTGACGGAGCAAGGTCCTTCAATCAAAGTATTAATAACTGGGATATATCAAACGTAGGAAGCTTAAAAGGAATGTTCCAAAACGCCTACAGCTTTAACGAGAACTTTACATTTTCTAGCCCAGACACTACTGCAGGTGTTGCAGACATGTCTTATATGTTTAGCGATGCTACTTCATTTGGATTTAATATACCTGCCCCAGGTAACAACCTAACTATATGGAATACCCTTAACGTATGGAATATGGAATACATGTTTAAAGGTGCTACAGAATTTAATATGGACCTATCCCACGGTGCATCCGGTGCATGGGATACTCAAAACGTAACTAATATGAGAGGAATGTTTAGAGAAGCTACATCTTTCGCCGGTACAGGATCAGGCGGAGGAGTGAGTTCATGGGACACACGAAATGTAACTGATATGTCTGAAATGTTCTTCGACGCAACTAGCTTTAATGCAGATATATCTTCCTGGAACATCTCATCACTTCAACAAGCAACTGGTATGTTTGCAGTAACCGCCGGTACTAGTTCATTCTCACAAACAAATTATGATGCTCTACTACAAGGATGGGCAGCTCAACCTATAATACAATCCAACGTATCTTTTGACGTAGCACAACACTTCACTCTTAGCTCCCCAGCCTCTGCATCCAGAGCTGTATTGCAAAACCCTCCATACAACTGGACAATAAACGATCTTGGAGGAATATAATAAATCAATATTTATAATAGATGTCGATAATAAAAACCATACAGTTTAGATTTAAGAGCCCTGCAGTTACTGCAAATACACCCCCCTCTCAATCCCTTTTTGTAAATATCGACAACGATGACGACCCGCAATTCACAGTCGTATTAGAACATACCTCATCACTAGCAAGCGGATCATATTCTGGATCAATACCAGACCCATATAGTAAGTACGGAACCCTAAAGTTCACTCATGAAGACATAGGAACATTTGCAAGTGTATACCTACCCTTCTTAGATGGAGGTTGGTGGTCTGTAATGGTAGCACAGAGTAATAACTATACCTACACCTTATATGCTGCAAATAAACTATATGACGGAGTAGATGGAAACACAGTAGGATTCAAAGCGACTGATTCCTTTACCGGATCATTAGATTGGAATAATGCAGGTACAGTATACTTCCCCGGATCAGGATCAACGACCACTCTATCCAAAACCTACATACCATTTAACGGACAGCTACAAGAATTAAGATATTTTACAGAAACTATAACAGAGCAGCAATTTGATGCCTATACTCAAAATCCTAACTCTATAGAAGGTAGTAGTGATTTAACCTTCCGGGCAAGTCTAGGAGGAGAATTATTCACACAATCAAGTTCTATTCATCCTGGAGTTGGAGGGGCAGTACAGAGCAATTCTTTCTCAACTGGAAATAACTTCACTCTTATAAGCGGTTCTTTCGGACCTAACTACGAAACTATTCTAGTTGATCAAGTATTAGGAGGAGTTCGAAACAGAATATCAGATAAAATTAAAAGACCTAACCTAGTACTACCTCTTACATCCTCCACCTTTAGTAATATACCAGATAATAAAGTCTTATCCTCACAATTACAAATACAGCAAAATCTACAGATTAGCCAAAGCTCTACTAGAGATGTTAACTATGCTGAAATCACTCTCTCCCCTCAGAATGAAATAAATGACGATATAAACGCAACCTACGGATACTTTAATATAGGAGAGTATATTGGAGACCCTAGACAAGTTACCTCTCCTCTTAGAGATTACCCTGATTTAGTAAGTTTAAAAAATAGGTACTTCAACAAGTACAGTAAAAGCTACAACTACAAAGACTATATAAGATTATCTAAATACTACGATAACGCAGTATTTCAGATGATAAAAGATTTTACACCGGTAAGAGCAGGACTAGCTACCGGAGTTACAGTAAAACAACATCTACTGGAGAGAAATAGAGTAAGGCCAGCCCAAGTCACATTAAGAGATGAAACTCTTACCGGATCTATCAAACCTCAATCAAGAGGATATGAAGCAGGTACTATAGAAGTATTTAGCGGAGGGCCTGGAGGTTCTGTTAACAGTTTAACAGGTTCTAATCAAGCATGGACTGCAAGCTATTCAACTCCTGCAGGGCTAGTTACTCAAATAGAATCATCACAGTATGAATTTTATAATGGAGAATACTCCGGGTCAACTACAACTGCACAAATATTACATTCAATTAACCCTGATCCAATACTAAACAACGTAGAGGATAATAGAGCTTCAACACTCTACCAAGATGTAGACTATTCATCTAATGCAAGAACCCCCGTCAATATAGATTTAATACTCTCTGGATCCGCTATCCCTGCGATTGTACCGGATTCAAATTATACGAGTTTAAGGAGTATAACACCGAGATATCTAGGTAGTAAAAACAGCGGGGAGATAAATATTAATCAATCCTTCGCCGATAGATCTATTCAAACCGGATACCCGGCAGATAGATTAACCCCATGGTTTGCCCACTTTAACGGAATATATAATTCTGCAGAACTCGGTATAGGCATAGGAGGAAATATTAATATAACACAGCTAATTAATGCTGAAACAGAAGATACTATAACGCTAACTTCTGAAAATACAAATCTAGATTTTATAGGACAGTTATTTAAGCAAGGAGATAGACCCTCAATAGCACCAGCCACACTGGACGAAATACTTGAAGGAGCAGTAGAATTAGAAGCCGTAGGGGAACTATATCAAACCATATTGATGAAATCAGGAAGTGCGGGATCCGGACACCTAGGTAGTAACTATCCAAATGGAGCAATTTCCTACGCCTATTCCTCCCCAAGCGATAGACCCGTAGGATTCCACAACGGTATTGCAGTAACACAATCCTTAGTTGCCCTACCCGATAGCGTCTCCCCAAGCTTTAATCAACCCATGTGGATTCCATATACCTCCTCACAGTTTGAAGGAGCTTGGATAGACCTTATAAATTCTAACCCCGCCAACTATCCAAACAACTTTCCCTCTGCTATGCAGAGTTTGGGAAACGTTTATATATACAATTCAAAAACTAACGAGTACACTCAAGAAGTTGTAAACCCGGCAGAAGAAACCTACTTCCCAATCCAACGAGGTGATTTCATAAGAGTATCAAGCACCGCAAGTTTCGATACTTCTATAAGAGTAGGTAATAGCCAGGTATCACCTATAAGCAGTATGAGAACAATATCATTTGCCCCTAATCCCGACTTTATTACCACCTTTAGACGATCCGGCTCCAGCTACCCCTTCAACTACAGCGCCAGCCTATTAGAATTACTACCGGAGACGGAAGGGCTATCTGATCCTGCAGACTACAGTAGTCAAAACTTTAGAATAATCCGAAGAATTCCTACCGAATTCTACATACTAGCAAAAAATAAACCAGGAGCATATACAGGAGAAGGTCTACTTCTCCCGGAGAATTTTGACCCTCAATACGATGCAAGAGAAGTTGCTATAAGAGTAGGGGCTATATCACGTACAAACTAAATGATTAACTTTAAAGAAAATAGATATTTATAATAAATAAAAGTAAAACATGGGCTTTTTAAACAATACAACAGTAACCTTAGACGCTATATTAACGAAAAAGGGAAGAGAATTACTAGCAAGAGGAGATGGCTCCTTTAGAATTACACAATTTGCATTATCTGATGACGAGGTAGATTACACTTTATATAACCCCACTCACCCATCAGGGTCTGGATTCTACGGAGAAGCTATAGAGAATATGCCATTACTAGAAGCATTCCCTGATGAGACTCAAGTAATGAAGTACAAGCTAGTTACCTTACCTAGAGGAACTGCTAGAATGCCTGTAATAGATATAGCAGTTTCTGCTGTCTCATTTAAACAAGGAACTCCATTCACTATAAGACCTAATACGTTAAATTATCTATCTCAAGGTACAGTAAACGAAACATCCGGATATACATTTACTATCTCAGATGTAAGGCTACTAAATAGTTTCAACGGAGTAGGTATAGATACACCCGAAGTACAAGCTTTAAACTCTACTAGTACTATAGGAACCTCAGTATCTAGAACAGTAGTTGGTACAAGCCTGAGTATGACTGCAACAACAATTAATACCCTATTCGGAACTAATACATCACTAACCGCTACCTTAGTAATAGTAGGTCGAGATTCTGGAGCTAGAGTATCCATACCAATAACAGTAACTAAAGTACAATAACAGTAATAACATATGTCATTTAAAAGATTAGATCCAGAAGACTTTCTAGTAAGTAGCGATACCGTCACCTCTACCGTGTGGTCTGACGAAACCGTAACTCTTACAACCTTTTTTACGTCTTCAACATCAAGTACTAACGACAACTATTATAAAAACGTATATAAAACTTCCGCACGATCCGATATTCAATTTGCATTAGCATACGGAGATAAATTAGGATCAGGGAGTGCTCAATACAACGACTTAGTAGGAGGTAAAACTCCAACTAGAACAGTATACGGGCAATTCAGAAACTTAATATACGGAGATGAAAATAGCGATTTTAACTTCGGAGGAACTACCTCAGAAACATTCTGGGCAATCTCTATAGAAAGAGCAAGGTATAAAGAAAAACTTCTACCAGCTAGTTTAAACTTAGTAATTTCAGGATCCTATAATTTAGAACTTACAGATAACTCTAAACTAGTAACAACAGATACTTTTCTAGACTGCGGTAGAGTTTACCAACTAATATCAGGATCTGATGGAACATCTCACGATGGAGGTACAGGATACTCTACTAACCAAGGATCTTACGGACTATTTTTACCTGATATCTCTACTATAATTATAAACCCCCTAGCCGTTAGTTCTTCAATCGGAGTAGAGGTGAGCAGATCTTATGATGCTCCAGGAGAGAATATTACAACAATATTCACTGCAATAAGCGGAGCTGCTGATTCTGACCCCGGAGGATTTAAGGTTAATAGTGAAGAAACACTATCCTCTGATTTTGTATTCGTAAGAGCAAGAAACTCAGAATTTAACTACTCTGAAAATCCATCCTATATTTCTGGATCTACTGGAGATGTAATATTCCCCGCTTTAATAAACTCCCCACAGAGCTTTATGACAACTGTAGGATTATATAACGACACAAATGAACTCCTAGCAGTAGCCAAACTATCTAAGCCGTTAGTTAAAGACTTTACAAAAGAAACTTTATTAAGAGTTAAGTTAGACTTTTAAAATGAATGAGCGTCTACAAACAACTATTAGCATCGGATATACTAGTAACTCCTCTAGAGGTAAGTAAAGACTTTTCCTTCTCCACCCCCGCAGCCGCTACAGGTTCAGGAGTAGATAGATTCTTAGGTAAAAATATAACCGGACTGTTCTCAACTAACGAAGCAACAACCGGAGACATTTCTACTGAATACCAGAGACTTATATACAATAGCGCTAAAGAGTTATACTATTCAAATTATCAAAGCTCAAGCTATGGAGACCCTGTATCAGTACCGAAGTTCATACCCAATGAATTCGATAGCGGCCCTACATCATCTGCAGGAAGATTCGATAATTACTTACAAACAGATTTAACGTTTGAAAGATTCTTCCCAACAGCATCTGACGCTATAATCGGGGTATTTTCCATACCTAAACACTTATATGGAGATAAAATACTGCCGAACTCTTTCTTAATGACGGACTACGTTGTAGGGACGGTAACAGATGACGGAGAAGGTAACTTAATATTAAATTCTACACCTAATAAGATTGTAGGTAATATTATATACCAACATGGTATTGCAATATTAACAAATAATGTTTCCGGGATAGTAAATTCCTTCACTACAGGCTCTCTATTTGGATGCGAATTCTCCTCCTGCTACACCATATATGAAACTCAATATAAATGCACAGTAAGTCCATCGGAGTATAACTTCTCACTCAATGAAACCCTACTATCCGGCTCTAGCGCCTTTACGTATAACTCCAGTAGCTACTATCAACCTGAAGGAGGTGCCTTAGTAGATTTCGCAACAGGATCTACCTTCAATCCGTACATAACAGGAGTAGGTTTATATAATGATAATCAAGAACTATTAGGAATTGCAAAACTAGCACAACCCCTACCTACAAGTACAACATCAGATACAACAATACTTATTAATCTAGATAGATAAAAACAAAACACTCTATGTCAAAATGGTTATATCAAGATGAGGAAATAAACTCAAGAGAGCAATTCCCTGAAAATTGTCACGGTTTTGTATATAGAATAACAAATCTAGAAAATAATAAAATCTATATAGGTAGAAAAATTTTATTAAATACTCTTAATAAAAAACTTACTAAAAAAGAACTTTCTGAACAAACCGGACCAGGTCGTAAACCTACGAAAAAGAAAGTAACTAAAGAATCCAACTGGCTTTCCTACTGGGGATCAAATAAACCTCTTCTGGAGGATATAAAAGAGTTAGGTGTAGATAAATTTAAAAGAGAAATTATAAAGTTGACTTTCTCAAAAAAACAACTAACTTACTATGAATTACATTATCAATGCTTATTCGAAGTATTAATGAAAGATTCATATAACTCCAATATACTTGGGAAGTTTTACCCTAAGGACCTTATAGAAGAGTAATAAAGTAGATAAGAGCTTGTTTGTCTGCAAAAAAGTTCGTATATTATTATAATTATTATGGTAAATCACCTGTTAGTGAACCTCGTTGATAGTGTTTTAGGAAAAGGAAAACCTACCTCCGGAGCTAACTACTCATATCATTGCCCGTTTTGCAATCACCGTAAAACTAAATTAGAAGTAAACTTCAAGGAGAATGAAGAAGGTATAAACCATTGGCATTGCTGGGTTTGTAATTCTCGAGGTAAGAGTATATCTTCTCTTTTTAGGAAAGCATCCGCTCCTTCTAATAAGTTAGAGGAGTTAAAGAAATATGTTAAAATATCCTTCCACTCAGAAAGAAGTACTTCCGTAGAGGTAATAGAACTCCCTAAAGAGTACAGATCTCTAAATAACCCAGACATAAACGATATATCAACCAGACAAGCATTACGCTACCTAAAGAGTAGAAACATAGGACCTTTAGAAATTAAAAGATATGAAATAGGGTTCTGTGCTTCCGGTAAATATAGAGATATGATAATACTACCTTCTTATACAGAGGAAGGAATGCTAAACTACTTTGTAGGTCGAAACTTCGGACCTTCAGACTACAAGTATAAGAATCCAAAAGTCTCTAAAGACATTCTACCTCTAGGCCTCCATGTAAATTGGAAATCTCCTTTGATAATATGCGAAGGAATGTTTGACGCTATCGCAATTAAGAGAAACGCAATACCTTTACTCGGTAAAACTATACCTAAGAAGTTAATGCATAAGATTGTAGAATCTAGTGTTAAGCAGATATTTATCGCATTAGATAATGACGCCTTAAAGCAAGCGTTTGAATACTGTGAGACCTTTCTAAACCACGGAAAAGAGGTCTTTTTAATAGAGTTAGGAGGTAAAGATCCCTCTGAACTCGGATTTGAAGAATTTACTAAACTCTTACATAAGAGTAAGCCCTTGACATTTAGAACCCTAATAGAAAAGAAATTTCAACTATGATTGAAAAGAACAAAGACATTAAAAAAGATGCATTCGTTAAAAGACTTATACATCCAGACTCTACTGCCCGTCAAATAACACTAACCGACAGTAGGTTCTACCAAAGAAACCAAGAAAAATATTACCCTTCCGTCACAACTGTGCTCTCCTACTTCCCTAAAGGTAAGTTCTTTGAGACCTGGTTAAAAGACGTAGGAGCAAACGCAGATATTATAATGCGAAGAGCGGGTAATGAAGGAACACAGGTACATGAAGCTATCGAAGCTTACCTAAAAGGAGAAGAGATTCACTGGCTAGACCAGTGGGGTAAAACTAAGTATAGCCTTAAGGTCTGGAAGATGATATTAAAGTTTGTAGAGTTTTGGGAAACACATAAACCTACACTTATAGAATCTGAAGTACATGTATTTTCTGATGAACTAAAGATAGCAGGAACAGCGGATTTAATACTTGAGATAAAAGGAGAATTATGGATGGTAGACATTAAAACCTCCAACTACCTACACGATACATACGACCTCCAGCTCGCATGCTATACTCAATCTTGGAACGAAAGTTTTGAAAGACCTATCGATAGAATGGGTATACTGTGGCTAAAAGCCTCGACTAGAGGAGAGAGCAAGAAAGAAGGCATTATACAAGGAAAAGGGTGGCAGCTAAAAGAAACAACTACCCCTTTTGAAGAGTGTAAGAGAATCTTTAAACACCTTTATGAAATCTATTTAATCAAACAGCCTAACCTAAAACCTATAACAGAAGTTCTTCCAACAAGTATTAAGCTAAAAGTGTGATATTTATACTATATGATTAAACTTCGCACACTCGTAGAAGAACTAATAACTGAAGGAGGGAACGTATTTGGAACAACAGCTCCGATTGCAAAAGAAAAAATAGAACCAACGCTAGAAAAGTTCGTTGAAGAGATAGGTAGAATCTTTCCAAAGAAAGCCTCTACCTTCACCTCCTTTGAAAAACTAGGCTCTGCCGGTAAGAAAGACATGTCAGGAGACATCGACGTCGCCTACTCGGTAACACATTTAACTAAAGACGGTAAACCCGATCTAGAAGGATGGGATCTAGACGAAGTAAAGTTTAACGAGTACTTTGAAAAAATAAGAAAGAGAGCAAGAACTTCAACTGAAGCTCAATCTCAATTAAGAGCTATGCTTACGTTAATCGCAGAAAAGATTAACACCGACAGCACTATCCTCCAAGCGGATCCTAAATCTGCTGGTTCAAATTCACTATTCTTAGCATTCCCTCAATATAACGAAAACGGATCAAGAGAGAAAGAACTAATACAGGTTGACATAAATGTAGGAGACCCGGACTGGTTGAAATTTAGTTACTATTCAAACATCTATAAAGGAGTAGTAAAAGGATTACACAGAACTCAACTAATGTTAGCACTCTTTACCGCTAAAGGTAAAATGTTCAAACATGAACAAGGAGTATTAGATAAAGAAACTAGAGAAGTAGAAGCTTCAACACCCAAAGAAGCTCTTGCACTTCTAAATAAGTTATACAGCCTAGAGCTAACACAGGATCAACTAAACGATTACTTTGAATTATCCGCCGCTCTAGAAAAGAACCTTTCACAAGAGGACTACGGTAAAGTGATGGATATCTATTTAAAAATACTCGATAGAACTGGTCCTTTTGCCCACATACCGGAGAACCTAGAAAAGTATTGGATAGAAAATCAAGATAGATTAAACCTAACAGGTAAAAGACTTCCAGACGATTCAAACCTTAAAAAATACGCTATACAATAATGTCAGGAGCAGCAGGAGGAACCAGAATACCAAGATCTGCAGTCGAGCAGACAGTAAAAGACTATACAGATAACATACTATCTAAGATAGGAGGATTTAAAGATGCTAAACTTTCCGGTTCATTTAATAGGCCAGAGAAAGAGGATTTCGGAGATATCGATATTATAGTAACGATTGAAACTGATAAAACTAAAAAGGAAGTTAAGAAGGCAATAGCAGATCTATTTCAATCCCTACCCGACAACGAACTACCACCGCTACAAAATCCTAAATACAAAGGGAGGAAGTATATTAACCACGGAGAGATGGTTTCTAACCTGTACCCCATTTCCGGTATCCCAGGAGAGTTTGTACAGGTAGATAACATAATTTCTCTCTCTAAAGAAGAAGGAGAGTTTAAGAAGACCATCCTAGACTACCCAGCAGAGATTCAAGGACTAGTACTAGGGTTAATAAAGACACCGTTACTAGAAGAAAAACCAGAAGACGTATTTAAGAGATTAAATATTACTAACATACCGCAAGCCGGGGAAGGACAGGAATATGAATTTCATATAGATACTTCTGGACTAACCTTGAGACTTGTTACTTACGGAGACAACTATAAGATATTAAATAGTAATATAGTATGGCAATCTAAAAATTTCGAAGACGTTAGAAAACTACTCAAGGATTACGACCTTAATGGAACGTTTGAAGACATAATACCCAAAGTAAAATCTCTAAAAAACGAACGTTCCAAAAATAGAGTAAAAGGTTATTTTAAGAAATCTATTAAAGTTGGAGCGGCAGAGAAAGGTACACCCAAAGGAGACACTAAACAGAAGGCACTAGATACTGTAGCTCAACTAGAGGAATCTTATAGAGCAAATACACGTAATAGTTTAAGAGTAGAATATTTAGAGGAAGAAGAGAAAACAAAAATAGCTATCTTTCCTGGAGCATTTAAACCTCCTCATAAAGATCATGTTAATAGAATTATCGCTGCTTCTGAAAAAGTAGGGAACGAAGGTAAGGTCCTTGTATTCATAAGCCCTTCTACGAGAGCAAAAGACGGACAAGAAGCAATAAGTGCAGAACAGTCCCTAAGAATATTCAACATACTTAAAGATAAGAATATCATACCCAGTAACGTTAATATAATAATATCTCCAGAAAAATCCCCAGTACTAGCAGCTTATAAAGAGTTTGAAGCAAATAAAGACCAACCCTATATAGCAGTCTTCGGTAAAGATGATAAAGCAAGATTTAAAAACATAGATGAAAAATTACCGAACGTAGAAGTAAATAGCTTTGAATCAGCCGGTATAGGAAACACCTCAGCAACAGACTTAAGAGTAGCACTACTAAATAGAGATAAGTCAGAAGTTGAAAAGTACATACCAGCAGGTATTACTGCAGATGAGTATATTAACGCTCTAGGATTAGCAGAAGAGATAAAAGAGGAAGTTATTGTCGAAGACACTGATGCAGCAGCAGATCTATGGGAACCGCACGCAGCGATGTTGGATAGAATGAAAAACCAACCAGACCTATTGAAAGGATTATGGAAAGGTCTATCTAAGCCATCTCGAAGAGCATTAGTACTATACTACAGGAGAAAGAAAACTCAAACAGAGAACGTTATTCCACAGAACCGAGAAAAAGCAGCTCCATACGGATCTGGTTATATCCCAGTAGACGAGGGATTGTGGGCTAACATAAACGCTAAGAAGAAAGCCGGTAAGAAAGCATCTCATAAGAACTCAAACGCTTATAAAGACGCTAAAAAAGCAGGGGATGCTTTAGAGAAAACAAAAGGATTAGAAGAGAATAAGGGAGAGAAGAAATTAAGAGTCTTTGATTTTGACGATACATTAGTACATGTTGACGCTAGAATACACATAACTCATAAAGACGGAACCAAATCAGGACTAACACCTGCCGAATACGCAGTATATGTTCCTAAAGAAGGAGATACGTTTAACTTCTCTGAATTTAGCTCTGTAATAAAGAAAGCTAAACCGTTAGAGGATAACATACAAGACTTAATAAAATCTTATAACGACCCGACAGAAAAAACTACAATCTTAACAGCAAGATTACTAGGATACCCGGTTAAAAAGTACCTGAAGGATGAATTTAACATAGAACCTTATGTAGTAGGGTTAGGGTCAAGTGATCCAAAGGATAAATCTCGATGGATTGAAGCTCAAATCAAAAAAGGGTACAATAATATTGAGTTTAGAGATGATTCTCAAAAAAACGTGGACGCAGTAGCGGGATTAAAGGATAAGTACCCTGAGACCTCCATAAAATCTATGCTAGTTGAAAATGCATCTTACAACAAAGATAATAAAGTCCAGTATAAGATAGCAAAACTAACAGATCATATGAAAGCTAAAGGTATGAGGATTGAACCTCTACCTACAGTCAAATTTATAAACGGAGATTCCGAAAATGCAAGAGACTTCTTTGGAAAGACTGCCTACTACGATCCAGCATCAAGTACAATAGTACTATACACAGAAGGAAGACACCCTAAAGATATTGTAAGATCATTTGCACATGAAATGATTCACCACATGCAAAATCTTGAAGGAAGGTTAGAAAATATAACAACTACAAACACTCACGAAGATGATAATCTAAACGATCTAGAGAAAGAAGCTAACCTAAAAGGTACAATGACATTCAGGAATTGGACTGATAGCGTAAATGAAAACATAAAAAATACAAAGAAAGATCCATTTGGACTAAACGCATACGCAGTAGAATTAGCAAGAGAGTTAGAGGAAGATCTAACAGCAGATAGAATTGAATGTTCGAACTGTGGATGGTCCTGGAAAAAAGAAACCGGAGGAAAATCACCATACCTCTGCCATAAATGCGGACATGACAATACTCCTAAACTAAACGAAGGAACATACGATACAATAACTGCCCAAGTATCCTCAGACATATTCAAAGCATGGAAAGAACAATTCGATAAAGATAGTACAATAAAAAAAGCATCTTTCGAAAAGAGTTACAACCTTCTCAATAAGAAAGGAAGGTCTATTGTATTTGATTTAGAAGCAGACCTCAACTTCATAGAGACTAAAGAGAGTATATATTCACCCGACGGTGATGCAGATGCAGGAGAGTCGGAAACATACGACGAGGAAGGTAACGTAGAAGATACCGGCATGGACGGTAACATCTCCCTGTATTTTCAAGTGGATCCCCGCACCTTACCTAGACTCTGGTCTACTATATCAATGGACCTGAAAGACATCGTTAGACACGAAATTGAACACTTAACACAATCCGGGTATAATGTAATACTTTCAAAAGAATTACCGGATGATCAAGATTTAAGATTCTATATACAACAATTAGGTATAATGCCAGCAAGTAACTACTACCTTTTAGATAAAGAGATACCGGCAATGTTACAAGGACTATATTACAAAGCAAAGAAGATGAAGAAACCCTTCAAAGAAGTAGCCGAAGCATATTTAGATATCTTTGTAAATAACGGAAAAATAGATGCAGAGGCTAAAGTAGACATACTTAACCGATGGAGGCCAGAAGCTAAAAAGCTAAATCTACCTTCTTTATAATACAATACTATTTATTACTATATGAAAGATTACTATACCCTTCTCAAAGATTTTCTTGAGAAGCATTTTCCGGCACAGCTTCCTAAACTTGAAGCAATAAGAGATAAACCGGTAGAGGTTATTATGATGTATAACATGTATAAAAGATCTGCTAAAAACGCTCTAAAAGAGAGAGTAGGTGAAGCTAAAGGAGGTCAAATTATGCCAGGAGATTATGTTAAAAATCAACACGGTAACATCTACCAAAGAGTAGACGGAAAAGTTGGTAAACATGATGCTTATGTTAGAGTTACTAACGGTAAAGCAGGTAAAAAGAAAACTGGTCTACATGACTCTTTTAAACTAACCTTAATAAACAAGGACGAATTAAAAGAAAATGTAGATAAAGTAGTAGGAGGTATTCCTTATAGACGACACGGTAATAAGGTTATTATCTCTGAACCTTTAGATGACGCTACAAAAGAACGTCTAATAGATAAGGCTAAAAAGCACGGTTACTTTGCTCAACCTAATCAAGCAGGAGGCATTACTATCACCTTAAAGAAAGGTATGTATGAAGAGTTAAAAGAATCTACAATTAACGAAGTTAAAGAAATGACGTTCGGAGCTTATTTAGATGATCTAGATAATAGATTTGTAGATCTTATGAAAGCTGCAAAAGGGCTCAATGCTGAAGGTAGTCAAGAAATTGATATGAGAGCTACTATAAACCAAAACTTCACTCTATTTAGAAACTATATCTCCGCCTTAAAGAAAGAATATAGTAACGAACTAAATAAAGAATTAACTTTCTCAATTAACGAAGAGGATCTAAACGAAGATGTATCAAAACATACAGTTAAACATTCAAAATCAAATAACACATACCAAGTATGGTTAGGAGATGAAATAGTAACTGACTTTGCTACTAAAGAAAGAGCAGATGCTGAAGCTAAAAGATTAAACGCTTTACAAAATGTTAACGAAACTAAAGAAGAATATAAAGTAGGAGACAAAGTAACATATCTTGGACACCCAGCCGAAGTTACTTTCGTAGATAAAGACCAAATGGATAGAACATACTATAATGTGTCTTATGATAAAGGTTATGGTAAAACTAAAGCAACAAACATCTATAATAAAGACGGTGAAATAGAAGCTTTAGAAAAGGAAAAAAAATCTAAATTTAAAAAACATGGAGAAATGTCAGGTTTCGATATGAGAGGTATAAATGAAGCAAAAAAGGACATATACGATAAATTTTTAGAAAACCCAACATCTCCGAAAGGTAGAGCTAAAGCTATAATCTCTAAATTCAAAAAGAAGTACGGAGAAGATGCAACAGAAATGGCTGTAGATCGTTTCTCTAAACAGAACAATCTAAAACCTGAAGAAAAGTACATTCTACAGTACATTACCAAGAATAAAATTAAAATAACATCACAACCAGGAGGACCAAACCTTTCAGTAGTTAATGAAGCAAAAGCAACCTGCTGTCACAGATGCGGAAGAGTCCATGTTAAAGGAAGCGGATGTAAGAAACCTTACCTAAAAGGAAAGGATAGTTGCGCAATAAACGAAATAGAAACATTAAAAGAATTTTTCAATAAATAATATGAATAACTTTGATTTAAGAAAATACCTCGCCGAAGGTAGATTAAAAGTAAACGAAGGAGATATGGATCACCTTATGCAGGATCTTGAAAGAGAGTTAAAGAGCCACGACTGGTTCTACTACATGTCCGATGACCCTAGAACATACGATAAAGGAACTAACGAGCAAGGAGAACTAAAAAGACTTCTAAAAATGCTAAATAACAGCCCAGAAGCTATAGCATTATATAATAAATACGCTCCTGTCCAAGATGGTATTGACTTAAGAATCAAAGAAGAGAAGATTGAAGAGACCGTTGAATTACCTAAAGATATAAAATGGGAGTTTGACGATGTAATCGATCAAATGGATGCATATAATGCAACAATCTCTCTTACCGGTCATAGTGAATCTACAGGAAAAGATTATACTGCATCTGCAGAAGCTTCAAGAGGTGGACCTGGAGGCGATTGGGATTGGATGGAAGTAGATGAAGTTGAAGAAGAAACTGTAGCGGAAGAAAAAAGACCTGACTACCCAGATGTAGATAAAGACGGTGATACAGAAGAGTCGATGGAAAAAGCTCTTAAAGATAAAGAAGTAAAAGAAGAATACAATATAGGTAAAGGGATGGAGAAAGATCATGACTTCGATGCAATGTTAGCTCATGCATTAAAACTACATGCAGGAACATCAATAGAAGACCTTAAAAAAGTATCAAATGATTTCGAAGCTGTAAATTACCATAGAGAGAATGCTTATTTAGAAGATGCTATTGATATGTTAGCAGCCGGAAAGCATGAAGAGTTTGAAGATAGTCTTAAACTATTTAAAGATGAAGTTAAAAAGACTATAAGATCATTTAAAGAATCTATCAAAGAGGGGAATATTAGCCAAGAAGTAGTTAATAAGGTAAGTAGGTTTATTACGTCAATGGCTAACTACTATGATTACTCAGAACAAGATGCTGTTTACGCAATTATGCAAGCTCTTAAAGCTCATAAAGGTAATTTTAGAGGCCTAGATGAAGATATGGATCTTGGTCACCAAGATAATGAACCAGGAATGTTAAAAGGCGATTTATATAAAATCGGAAAATATTCTATGGAATTATACCAAATGATGGATGATTTAGAAGACATACACGGTGAAGTTGATCTTCCACATTGGTGGCAATCAAAAGTAACTACTGCTAAAAATATGATCTCAGGCGCTAAGCACTACCTAGAGTTTGAATTAAAAGAACCAGCAATCGACGCTATGGTAACTGAAGATAGTTTAGACGATGAAGCTAAGGTATACTTTATACAAAAAATAAAGAGGGGCGAAATAGACAAACTACCAGAAGATCCTAAAGCAGCATTCTTAGCTCAAATGACTAAAGATCAAATGGATCATGATAGAGAAACTTTAGATAGAGAAGGCGGTTTAGGAGAGTCTTCATTTTATACGAAAGATGTAAAAGATAAAGTAGTATCTAAATTAATGGATCAACTTAAGAAGTAGTTGCTTCTTATATAAAATGTTCGTATCTTTAGGTTATATAAGATATGGCATATAAGATTGTAACACCGAACGAAAAAAACTTAACTCAAGTCTTAAATAACATAGAGTTATGGTTTAGTAGTACTCACGACTTTAAAGTTAACTTCACGGAAGAAGCGAGAAAGTTCTTTAACTCTGAAACAAAACAAATAGAGGAGAGAGCAGTAAATGTTATAGAAGTAGAAGAGTATGAAACCGGTAAACAAGCAAAGGTAAAGTTTATACCGCTACTTAATCCTACAGAAATGAAAGTAGAGATAAATGGTGAAGGAGAATTCGCTATTAAAAATAGAATCAACAACCAGATGAGAAAGCTAGGAACTCTAAAATCTTACAATAAAGATACTCTTAAACCTAAGACTAATAAAACAAGTAAATACGTACTAAACAATGTCTGAATCTAAACTAAAGAAAGAGTTTGCACAAAAAGATGTACAGAGACTTCGAAACCTCGTTAAAGGTAAAAATGGAGCTAGTACAACTATTGCAGCAGGCTATAAGAAGGATGAAGTAGAGAGGAAAGAAGGTGATATTTGGGAGGAAGATGATAGGAAATGGACTATTAAAAACGGTATTAAGCAAAATATATCCAAACTACAAAAAGCTAGAGAAATAAGTAAGATGCCTCTATTCTGCCCAGACTGTAGCGAACTTATGAATCACCGGTATGATAAAGAGTTCTACACTATTAACAAAAGATGCTTTAACTGTCAGGTGAAGTTTGAAACATCTTTAAAAGCGTCAGGAGAATGGGAAGAGTATCAGAAAAAGATACACAATTCTGAAATAGATAACACAATTCAAAATTACGAAATATGGGTTGATGACTTAATTAATAGTTCAAACGATGGATTTATATCAGAAACCGGTGAATTAGAGAGCTGGTCTAAAGGGAATAGTTCAAATATAGTTAAACAGAAAGAAGAGGCTATTAAATATTTAGAGAACTTAAAGAAGAAGTAACATATTTATTAATATGAATCAAAACATACTCCGAACCTTAATAAGAGATGTAGCAGCACGAAAACTGAATCCCATTGAGGGCGGTAAATACCAGGAATACAAACTCCTAAAAAACCACCCACACCTCATACCAATACTTACAGACTTAATGACAGCGGATTTTCCAATCTTCGTAAAAGACATAGAATGGATCTCCCCTAAACCAGCAACCTATAAAGTTATACTTGGCAACGGACAGTTTTTCTACTTATACGATTTAGAAAGATCTTGGGTAGCTCAAGTAGCAGGTAAAAAGCATTACTTATTAAATTTAGGAGAAGAAGAAATGGCAACTAAAGCTATCTCTAAGTTACTAAAAGTAACAGTACAGGGAGAAGAAGATGAGGCTATAACTGACGAAGAAGAAGCTCCAATAGATGGAATTGAACCCGAAGAAGAGGTAGAGGATATACCGACAGGAGATGAACTGCCTGACGAATTAACACCATCATCATAAAATATATGGATTTAATAGATAAGATACTCCTAGAATGGTCTTACCGATGTGAGAAAGGATACCCAGACCTTGAAAATAAAGAAGATCTAAAGATATTTGAAGAGTTATTCGAAATCAACCTGGTAAGCGAGAAAAAACATCCATTCTCCTATCTAAGCCCAGAGGCACAGGAATTAGGAAAAGACTTAATTGATAAGTTAAATTTAGGTGATGACGAAATTAGAGCTCACGCTAAAAATAGAATTATTATATACACCGATAGACCAAGGCAAGAGATATTTCAAGCTTTAAGAGGGTTGGGATATGAAAAAGACCAAATTACAGGATCAAGCGGCGGCGGCTTTAGAACACCAGAAGGTATTGAAATTATACATAAAAATCAAACTAGTGTTGGAGACGCAGGACTAGATAATGAAGATATAGTCGTTACTAAAATTAATGAACGAATAGCAGTAGAAGGAGGACCGATAACAGTAGTATTTAAAGGCCCTGCAAGGTCCTACACCTATAAAGGAGTAACTTCTGCCGAAGGGGTAGGTAGAGAGGTAGGGGACAATAAAAAAGCAGATATTAGACTAAACACCAGCTCTGGAGTGATTCCTATATCGATTAAAAAGGACGGACCATTCAGATGGTCTTCTGCTATGAAGACACACAGAGAAGTATTTGATGCAGTATTAAAACCCGGTATGGGAAAAGGTACAGAAGATCTCAAACTAGTACAGGATGAAGAAAATCCAAAGTTACTAAATATGATTAACCCTAAAAATAATTTACCCTACGGTAGTATATTCGTAATTAATGCACCCGATATGGACTATGAAACCCTAGCATTCGGCTCTGACGACGCTCTAGTAATCAAAAGATCCTTTGACGATGAAGACTTTAACTTCGACGGAAACACCTTAACAATAAATACCTCAGCCAATTACAAAGAACCCGAACACTTCGACAAAGACGATTTCCCTATTATCAGATTCGAAAGAAACGCTTCAAAAGCAACACGTCGAGAAGGACATGTCGGAAGGGGAATTACAATTAGGACTGTACCTGCTAAAAGCTTTAATAATCTAACATCCCGAGCAAACACTCTAACTTTAGATTACGGAGATCTAAACATATGATAGGTACTTTTAAAATAAACCTTAGTACTCTTCTCATACTAGCGTTGATAGCTCTCCTGATCCTACAAAGACAATGTCAATCCCCTCCCTCCCCGGTAAATCCTACAGTTATTACTAAAGTTGAGACTAAATGGGATACCGTATCAATAGTCAAAACAGAATACGTTCCTAAGTGGAAAACCAGAACAGAAACTATCTACGATACAATTCCTAGCGATATAGATACCTTAAGTATCCTAAAAGACTATTACGCAAAATACTTCTATACAGATACATTAGACTTAGATACATTAGGTAATATTGTTATAAATGACACTGTAAGTAAAAATACAATCGTATCAAGAGGAATTAAACCTAATGTTCTAATACCAACAACTACAATATATTCAAATACAACTATTAATAAAACTAGATTCTATACAGGAATTAATATGTCTGCTAATAAACAATCACTAAATCAAGCAGGAGTTAATCTAATGTTAAAGACTAAAAAATCAAAAATGTATGGAGTAGGTATAGGCTTTAATAGAGACCTACAACCTGTAATAAGTGGAAGCTTATACTGGGAGGTAAAATTAAAAAAGCCAAAAATAAATCTAAAGTTATTTTAATGAGTACAGAATTAAAACAGATTATAAGACAGGAATATGTAAAATGTGTAAAAGACCCAGTACATTTTATGAAGAAGTACTGCTATATACAACACCCTCAAAGAGGTAGAATATTATTTCACCTATATCCTTTTCAAGAAACATCCCTAAAACACTTTCAAGAGAACGATTACTCTATAATATTAAAATCTAGACAGTTAGGAATATCAACCCTTGCAGCAGGGTATTCACTATGGTTGATGTTATTTCATAAAGATAAGAACGTATTAACCTTAGCAACAACTCAAGCAACAGCAAGAAACTTAGTATCTAAAGTACAGTTTATGTATGAAAATCTACCATCATGGATGAAAGTAGGATACCAAGAGAAGAATAAACTAAGCCTTAGATTATCAAACGGATCTAAAATAACTGCAAAATCCTCTAATGCTGATGCTGCTCGATCTGAAGCTGTATCTCTGCTATTAATAGATGAAGCTGCCTTTATAGACAACATTGCAGAGACATGGGCTTCTGCTCAACAAACATTAGCGACAGGTGGTGGAGCAATAGTATTATCAACTCCTTACGGAACCGGTAACTGGTTTCATAAAACATGGATAGCAGCAGAAACTGGAGAAAACGATTTCCTACCGATTAAACTCCCCTGGTATGTACACCCAGAAAGAGATCAAAAGTGGAGAGATGCTCAAGACGCACAGCTAGGAGACCCTAGACTAGCAGCACAAGAGTGTGATTGCGATTTCTCAACTTCTGGTGATACAGTAATATACGGAGAGCTTCTAGAATTTTATGAACAGAGTTTTAGAGCAGATCCTTTAGAAAGGAGAGGAGTGGATAAGAGCCTCTGGATATGGGAACACGTAGACTACTCCAGAAACTATATGATAGTAGCCGACGTTGCAAGAGGAGATGGAAAAGATTTCTCTACTTTTCATATTATAGATATTGAAAACTGTAAGCAAGCAGGAGAGTATAAAGGCCAACTCCCTCCTAAAGAATTTGCACACCTATTAGTAGGAATAGCAACTGAATATAATAATGCTCTACTTGTAGTGGAAAACGCTAATATAGGATGGTCTACTATCGAAACTATACAAGAGAGAGGCTATGCAAACCTGTACCATTCACCTAAGTCCGGTAATGTAACAGCAGATAGTTACTTTGATCCTCATGGATTAAACTCAAATATGGTACCGGGATTCTCAAACACAAGTAAAACTAGACCCCTAGCAATAGCTAAACTACAGGAATCTATAAACGATAAATCAGCTACCATACATTCTAAAAGATTATTAGATGAATTAAAAGTATTTATCTGGAGAAATAATAGAGCAGAAGCTCAAACAGGCTACAATGACGACCTAGTAATGGCCTGGGCTATAGCGATGTATGTACGAGAAACAGCATTTAGAATACAAAAAGGTAATAGTGAATTAGCAAGAAGCGTTTGGGATAACGTAACTAAGACCTCTGCCCCTGATATGTTCTATATCCCTCAAAATACAAATAATCCCAACGAAATAGACAACGGTATTGGCGGTCAAGAGGATATTTCATGGATCTACAAATAAGGGAAGTGGCTTTCCCCAATATTTATACCTATATTACAATCATAAAGCATGGCAGATAAGAGCATACTTAGCAGACTACAGAGATTATTCTCTACAGATGTTATAATCAGAAACGTAGGAGGTAATCAGCTTAAGGTAGCAGATGTAAATCAAATACAAGTAGCAGGGGAATTAGAAAATAACTCCTTTCAAAGTAGATACAGCAGTATACACTCAACTAGCCCAACCTCTCTTTACGGACAGCAAGCAACCTACAACTACCAACAGCTAAGACCACAACTGTACTCAGAATACGACGTAATGGATACAGATGCGATTATAGCATCTACTCTAGATATACTTTCTGAAGAATCAACGCTCAAGAATGATATGGGGGAAGTACTCCATATTAAATCAGCAGACGAGAATATACAGAAAATACTTTATAACCTCTTTTACGATGTTTTAAATGTAGAATTTAATTTATCCTGGTGGATAAGGAATGCATGTAAGTATGGAGACTTTTTCTTAAAATTAGAGATCTCTGAAAAGTACGGAGTTTATAACGCTATACCATTTACAGCATTTAGTATAGAAAGACAAGACGGCTACGATGAAGATCATCCAATGTCTACTAGGTTTAAGTATAACCCTGACGGACTTACCGGAGGTACAAGCGGCTACTATCCAACACCCGGAACTGACGATCCGAATGCACTCTATTTCGATAACTACGAAATGGCTCACTTCAGACTTTTATCAGATATTAATTATCTACCTTACGGGAGATCTTATCTAGAACCAGCAAGAAAATTATTTAAACAGTATACTCTAATGGAAGATGCTATGCTCGTACATAGAATCGTTAGAGCTCCCGAAAAGAGAATATTCTATATGAATGTAGGAGGGATAGCGCCTGCTGAAGTTGAGAATTTTATACAAAAAGCAATTGGTAAGATTAAAAAGACTCCTTACGTAGATCCAAAAACCGGACAGTATAACCTTAAGTATAATATGCAGAATCTAATGGAAGATTTCTACATACCGATGAGAAACGGAGATACCACTACTAAAATAGATACTTTAGGAGGACTTCAATACGACGGAATAAACGATGTAGAATACCTAAGAGATAAGTTATTTGCAGCCCTAAGAGTACCTAAAGCATTTTTAGGATACGATGAAAACTTAAGCGGCAAAGCAGTATTAGCAGCAGAGGATATAAGATTCGCAAGAACAGTAGAGAAGATACAGAGAATAATGGTATCAGAACTTTATAAAATTGCCTTTATACATCTATACTCTCAAGGATATACTCAAGAGCAACTAGTAAACTTTGAATTATCGCTAACAACTCCTTCAATCATATATGATCAAGAAAGAGTTGCATTGTTAAAAGAGAAGGTAGAACTAATGCAAGCAATGACAGACTCAAAATTATTCTCCTCTGACTGGATATACGAGAACATATTCCACCTATCAGTTGAAGAGTATGAAGAGATTAGAGATCTAACGGTAGAAGATGCTAAGAGAAACTTCCGACTAAGCCAGGTAGAGAACGAAGGAAACGACCCAAATACTTCCGGTAAATCCTTCGGAACTCCTCACGATATCGCAACTGCTTACGGGAAAGGAAGAGTTTATGAACGTCCCGGAAACGTACCGACTGGATATAATGAAGATGAACCAGAAATAGGTAGACCGAAAGAGAAAGCAAGCCATATAGGTACTCAAGGAGATCCATTAGGTAAGGATAGATTAGGGAAATCTGCAATGAAGAACGACGATCAAGAAGGATACGGTAGAGACAAGACAAAACCTTTCGCCTTTGAATCAACAAAGAGAGAATTCTCTAAACATTATAAGACTCTAGAAGGTCTAACCGATAAAAAAGTCAACCTATTTGAAGAAAATAATAGGAAAGGCGGGCTCCTAGATGAGGCTCAAATAAGAGAAGACAAATAACCTACTATTTATAACAAAGATATATTAGAGATGGCAATAGTTAAACATTCGAAGTATAAAAATACAGGACTATTATTTGAATTACTAGTAAGGCAAATTACTACTGATACAATGGATAATATCAACTCACCTGCTATAAAGACTTTAAAAAAGTACTTCGTAAACACAGAACTCGGCAAAGAGTATAAGATATACGAGCAACTGAGTAAGTTTAAAAACCTAACAGAGGTAAAATCCGAAATGGTAATCTCCTCTCTCCTAGAAGCTTCTAAAAAACTTGATAGAGTTCAAATTAAAAAGCAAAGATATAACCTTATTAAAGAAATAAAGAAATCTTACAATGTAGAAAAGTTCTTTAAAGCAAAAGTAGGGAATTATAAAATATATGCCGCACTAAATAACTTGATTGAGAATCAGGACAGTAAAGAAATAACTCCGGAAGATACTATTAATAATAAAGTAACACTCTTAGAACACCTAGTAAAAAGCCCGGTTCAAAGTAAGAAAGATACTTTAATGGAGGAGTATAAAGAGTATCCTAAAGATATTAAAATACTAACACATCGAATTATGTTAGAGAAGTTTAACGAAAAATACGATAGCTTCTCAACAAAACAAAAAGAGATACTAAAAGAAGTAGTAACCTCAATAGACAACACTAAGAAACTTCGAGATTTCTACAACTCCAGAGCAGAAGAAATAGCAGAAGAATTAGTAAGTAGACTCTCTGAGATTAAAGACGAAGTACTTAAGATAAAACTTCAAGAAACTCTTAAATATATAAAACCTATCGAGAATTCTAAGAAAGTAAGTAACGACGATATCGTTAACCTACTTCAATACTCCGAACTACTTGACAATTTATAATGGATAAGAAACTGAAGCGGAGAGAGTGGCTCAGACGACACCTAAAAGAATTAAGCACCTCCGCCGGAGCAGGAGCATATTCATCCCCCTACGCCTTTAATCCTAAAAAAGGAGCAAAAGGAACAGCTCGTAATTACTACTTAGACATGGGGTATAAGTTAGTAAATAAACAACAACTAAGAAGAAAAGCCAAAGGAATAGATTATAAAGACCTTTGGAAATAGAACTAAACACCAAGAACGTACCTATTTATTAACAATGAAAAGCTTACAAAACAACTATAACCTTATTAAAGAAGGAAAAGGAAATAAAGAATTGTTCTTAAAACAAGCAAAAAGAGAGTTCCCTCAACACGTAACAAACGTATTAACCTTTAACCAGGCAGTAAATAATCTAAAAGAGAGGGGTATCATTACTGAGAACATAAGCAACGATGTAACTTCTAAAAATACAGAACCTAACTGGTTTAAGATCTTTAAAGAAAACCTTACTGAAGCAAAAGCAACAGAAAAGAAAACTTCTAAAGAAGTAACAGATCTAGAAGAAAAAAACTTCGATTACAAGGACGATAAGAATATGGATAACGTTATTGGAGCAGAGCTTCTTAACGGATTCTATGTAGAGATGAAAGATCCTAAAAATGCAGATAAAACTGTAGAGGAGGTTAAAGAACTCGTTACGAAGAACCTTGCTAAAGATTCTCTTCACTATGTTAAAGACGGTCAATTCGGTATTAAAGGTTTAGGCTATACTGAAGCAGAACAAAAAGAAGCGAAAGGTAAGTACAAAGCAAGCGGTTACGGCGATATAACAGAAGGTACTATTAAAGAAGCACCAATCAACGAAAACCAAGTAAAAGTTATTACAACTAAATGGCCTTATGTTGAGTTCAAAGACGGCGAAACTGTACATAAAGTAGAGTTTGACTATGGAGATATGATTGACGATCATGGCAATGAAGGTCAAGATCAATACTGGGTAGGTGAAGACGAGAACGGGCAAGAGTGGGAAGTTGATGTCTACGCAGATTATCGAGGAGAAGTTCAAGACATACATTACGATACTATTACAAGAGTTTAAGATGAGTAACCTATTAATAGAGACCAACTTATTTCAACCCACCGTAGGACTAATTTCAGAAGGAAAAGTCTCCAAAAGAGGACTTCCTTTAGTAGAAGGTATATTAGCTACTGCCGAAGTTAAGAACGGTAATGGTAGGTATTACCCTAAAGCATTATGGGAGAGAGAGATAAGTAAATATATGGACTCTGTTAAAGAGAATAGAGCACTTGGAGAATTAGACCATCCAGAAACTACAGTAATAAATCTAAAAAACGTATCTCATAACATAACAGATATCTGGTGGAACGGAGACCATATAATGGGTAAGATAGAGATACTGCCTACTCCGTCCGGCAATATATTAAAAGCATTAATCGAATCCAATATTACAGTTGGAGTATCTTCAAGAGGTACAGGCTCTTTAAAATCCGGAGGATCTGTAATGGAAGTTCAAGACGATTTTGATCTATTGTGCTGGGATTTCGTATCAACACCTTCTAATCCCGGGTCTTATATGAATGTAATAAGAGAAGGAGTAGAAGTAAGCGATAAAGACTACACACAAGCAAACAGAATAATACAAGAAATTCTCTGTAATTTTGGAACTTGTCCAATTTAAGTTGCCTTAATAGGTAGTTTTACCATCACCCCAACTATATATAATAGTAAGTATCCTAAGAGGTACTTTACATATATGTACTATCCTCTAATATAGTACCTAAAATCAAATTTAAACCCTTATTGCACTTCACTAATAAGTGTATTCCCAAACAGTATTAAAGGAAAATGGAAAAAAACCGAGATTTATTTAAAGAAGCTATTGCAGATGCAAAAGCCGTAAAAGAAGTTTCTATAGCCAACGCTAAGGCGGCTTTAGAAGAAGTTATTACACCTCGATTAAAATCTATGTTCGAAAAGAAATTAACTGAAATGGAAGAAGAAGACGAAAAGCAAGAAGAAGGCTACGAGATGAAAAAGGAGAACTCTGAAATAGAGGAGGAATTTAATCTTGAAGAACTTCTAGCTGAACTCGACGAAGTTGAAGACGAAAAAGTTCACGAAGAAGAAGTAACAGAAGAAACCGTTACTGAATCAGAAGAGACTATGGAAGAGGAAACACACGAAGAGGAAATTCACGAAGAAGAAGAAACCGAAGAAGAGGAAGCTGAAGAAGCTGACGAAGACAAGGAAGACGATTCAGACGTAGAAATCGACTTTGACAACATGACGGAAGAAGACTTAAGAGCATTTATTGAAGAGGTAGTCGATGAAATGATCGAAGCAGAAGAACTTGAATTAACCGAACCGTCTGAAGAAGACGAAGAAGTTGAGATAGAGGATGATGCTGAGATAGGAGACGAAGAAGAAGTTGAAATTGAAGATGAAATCTCTAGCCTCGAACTCGAGGAAGGACGAATCAACAAGGAACAAGCATCGCAGCTTACTGCAGCGCTTGAGACTATCAATACTCTTCGCAGCGAGTTAAATGAAGTTAATCTTCTAAACTCAAAACTACTCTACTTAAACAAGATACTCAAAGAGACAACTCTTAGAGAATCTCAGAAAGTAAAAGTTATTACTGCTTTTGATAAAGCAGAAACAGTAAAAGAAGCTAAATTAGTATTTGAAACCCTCAGACAAAATCTTCGTAAAACTCCTGCGAAAGCAGCAGCCAAGAAGCTTGTTAGAGAGTCTAAGAACTTTGCTTCCTCTACTATCACCGGAGCTTCCCCAACTAAAAAACCTGTAATGGAAGTGGATCCGATGATTACAAGAATGAAAAAACTTGCAGGTTTACTTTAAAATTAAAATAACAAACTTAAATTAAATGTCAACAGTACAAAATTTACTAGAAAGTGCTAACCCATGGCACGATTTGCAATCTGACGCAGTTAGATTAGCATCAAAATGGGAAAACACAGGCCTTCTCGAAGGCATGAGTAACGAAATAGACAAGAATAACATGTCTATGATTCTTGAGAACCAAGCAAAGCAATTAGTAGTTGAGCAGTCACAAACTGGAACTCAAGGTAGTTTTACTCCTGGAAATGGTGAGCAATGGGCTGGAGTAGCTCTTCCATTGGTAAGAAAAGTATTTGGTCAAATAGCAGCAAAGGAATTTGTTTCTGTTCAACCAATGAACTTACCTTCTGGACTAGTATTCTTCTTAGACTTCCAATACGGAACTTCTAAAAACCCATTCACCTCTGGTGATTCAACTTACGGAGATGCTTCTGCTAACTTCGGTAACACTAACACAGGCGGTCTTTACGGAGCAGGTAGATTTACCTATTCTACTAACCAATTCTCAGCTTCCGCTGCAACAGCTACTGCTACAACTGCTTCTTTTGCAGAAGTTAACTTTAACAGTGCATTCTCTGCATCACAAGCTGCTGGAGAGATCAAGAAGCTAAGCATCGCATCTGTTGCAAATGTCCTACCAAGTTTCGACGAAGAAGCTGTAAGAGGTTTCTTAATCAACTCAGGATCAGTAACAGATGCAAAAGTTCTTGCTGACTTTACTAAAGTTAACGGAACTGCTATCGAATTTTACGTAAGCGCTTCAACTGCTGAACTTGATGCTTTAGACGAATTCGTAGTATACTACAACAAGAAAACTGCAGATGACGCAAGAGGTGATTTTGAAGCAGGAGCTGCTGCTGCAGTACCTAACGCAGAATCTGCTACAGAAATCGTTATACCACAAATTAACGTATCTATGAGATCAGAAGGTATCATTGCTAAAACTAAAAAGTTAAAAGCACAATGGACTCCTGAATTCGCTCAAGATCTTAATGCATATCACTCACTAGACGCTGAAGCTGAATTAACAGCTGTAATGTCTGAGTACATTTCATTAGAGATCGATCTTGAGATTCTTGATATGTTGATTACTTCCGCTGCTGCTGGTACTGAGTACTGGTCTGCTAAAAACAACAACTTCATCAACGCTGGAGCATCAGCATTCGATGAGAAAGGCGCAGACGCTGGTGGATACTACAACACTCAAGGCCAATGGTTCCAAACTCTTGGTACTAAGATGCAGAAACTATCTAACAAGATACACCAAAGAACATTAAGAGGTGGTGCTAACTTCGTAGTAGTTTCTCCAACAGTAGCTACTATACTAGAAAGCATCCCAGGATTTGCTTCTTCTTCTGACGGAGATGTAACTAAATCATCTTATGCATTCGGTGTACAGAAAATGGGTCAAATCAATAACAGATACACTGTTTACAAGAACCCATACATGAATGAGAACACTATATTGATGGGCTTCAAAGGAAGTCAATTCTTAGAGACTGGTGCTGTATTTGCTCCTTACATTCCTCTAATAATGACTCCAATGGTTTACGATCCAGATACTTTCGTACCTAGAAAAGGTTTACTTACTAGATATGCTAAGAAAATGGTTAGACCAGAATACTTCGGTAAGATAATGGTTAACGGCTTAAACAGCATTTAATCTATTACTGAGATAGTAATCTTAACAGAGAGAGCTTGGATTAATTTCCAAGCTCTTTTTTTATGTACATATCTACTGGCTTTCAATACTAGTCATATTTATATTAAAGTAAAAGGTGTTATGACAAGAACCAGTAATCATCACAGTGATGAGATCTTTAAGGAGAAGAGAAAATTAAAGAATCCAATTAAATTTGGAATTACTTTAAACGAAGAGCAGAAGATAGCAAAATCCTATATACTGGATAATCCCTTAGCGGCTATTAGAGGGAAGGCAGGTTCTGGAAAGACTTTACTTGCCATACAGACAGGACTAGATCTACTATTTAATAAGCAGATAGAAAAACTAATCATTGCAAGGCCTTACGTTACAGCAGGAGAAGATCTAGGATTCCTACCAGGAGGAGTCGATGAAAAACTATCCTACCTAACCGCTCCTATGTACAACATAATGCATGATCTAATTGGAAAAGTTAAAACAGAAAAATTAACAGCGGAAGGAAAAATCATTGTCTCCCCCTTTGGATTTCTAAGAGGTAATACCTTCTCTAACTGCTGTGTGATAATCGATGAGGCACAAAATGCTACAATGAGACAAACAGAATTAATGATAGGTAGACTAGGAAGAAACTCCAAAATGATATTTTGCGGAGATATGTCCCAATGCGACCTACGAAATAAGAAAGACTCCGGATTTGACTTCTTTGCAAAACTTGAAATACAGGTACAAGGAGTAAAAGTATTCGGACTACAGCAGAATCACAGACATGAAATAGTAGACCCAGTACTAGATGTATTTACTACCTATAGAGACTAAAGAAGTTGCCTTTCTACTATAAAATAACTATACTATAAGATAAATTTATAAGAATGGAAAATAAAACCTTAACTGCAGAAGAAATTAAAACGATTAAAGACCTTCAAGCGACCCGAGATAATATTATTATAGAACTCGGTAATATAGAAGCTTACCTACTTAACGTTTCCTTAAGAAAGAGCGAACTACAAAAAGAGCTTACAGACCTCACAGAGAGGGACAAAAAAGTAGGTACAGAACTCTCAGAGAAATACGGTAACGGCTCTATTGATCTTGAGAAAGGAGAATTTATTCCTCAAGATTAAAAAGAAACAGTGTCTTCTTAAGACTGCCGATATTTATACCATATGGCAGCAGGAAGATATTCTTTTATTCTTGAACAAGGGACTACTGTAGACTTTGAATTACGTTATAAGGATTCGGGATCTACCCCTATAGATCTTAGCGGGTATACCGGTAAGATGGAAATTCGATCCACATACTCCGGGTCAGGTGAGACTTACGTAACAATGACCTCAAGTTTAGGGGATACCTATACAAAATTAGCAGATAACGCATTTCTGAGTTTTTCAGGTAGTAGTTTAGATTCACCGCCTGCAAGCGGTAGTATTGGAGTTTATATAGGATATGAACTTACAGATACTTTTACTTTTGCTGAAGAAGCTTTTTACGACATAGAACTAACTAATGGAGTCGAAAGAACAAGATTACTAGAAGGTAGAATTTTATTATCTAAACAAACTACCGATTAATGGCTAACAATTACATAGATATTGTTGATAATGACTGCCCTACAGGTATTACTATTACCCAACCGATAACTGAAGTCGTACAGGTAGTATCTACAGGACCTCAAGGACCTCGAGGACCTAAAGGAGAAGATGCTACAACAACCTTCTTTATCGCCACCGGCAGTGTCACGGCATCCGTTGACCTTACGGGAGATATATTTACAGTAGCATCTGCATCTGCAGACATATTTTCCGTAAACTATCAAGGAGTAATAACCTTACAAGAACAGCTAGTAACTCCTACTGCCGTTAGAGGAGGTATCTTTTTCTCCGGTAGTGGGGATTTTTTCCTCGGAAGTTAATATTTATAAACATACAATAGAAACATTTTAAAATAAAAACATGGCAGATTGGAAAAAAGTCATTGTCTCCGGTTCTTCCGCGGAGCTATCAGACTTAACATTAGATAATGCACTTACAACAGGAAACGGAGGTACCGGCCTAACAACAATAGGAACAGGTAACTTCCTTGTTGGCTCAGGAATTATAGGATACACAACAGTAGGAAGTAACGGTACCGGTTCAGTAGTAAGAACTACCGGAGCTACCGGACTAGTAGCATCTGGTTCATTTAGCGGTTCATTTGAAGGAGACGGATCTGGATTAACGGGTATTTCTGCCGACACTTTAAATAATTCAATTGTAGATGGAAACGGTATAGCAGACTTTACCTTTAACGGCTCTGCAGGAGCTACAGTAACAGTAGAAGCTGACTCTACTACAGGAGGAAACGTAAAACCGGTTAATATTACTGCAAATGGTGTAGGTTTTGATATTAGTACTATCGACGGTGCCGGTTTAGGAACTTCTGCAGGTGAATTAGTAGTTAATGTAGATGATTCATCTATAGAAATTAACTCTGATAGCTTAAGGGTTAAAGCAACAGGTATTACTAACGCAATGTTAGTTAATGACAGTGTAACACTAGGATCTACAGAAGTTGATTTAGGTACTACCGCTACTACTTTAGCAGGCCTGACATTAACAGGTGCTACAGCTTCAGGATCATTCAGTGGTTCATTTGAAGGAGACGGATCTGGATTAACAGGACTAGCCTCCACACTAACAATAGACGCCGATGCAGGAGGTACGGGAACAGTAGACCTACTCACTCAAACATTTGATATAGCAGGAGGCACTAACATAAATACCTCACTATCTGGACAGACAATAACAGTTAACCTTGATCCTAACATCTCTGTAACCGACGCAGTAGTTACAGGAGACTTAACAGTAAACGGAACAGCATCATTTGCAAATACTGAAAACCTACTTGTAGCGGATAGGTTTGTATTATTTGCATCCGGATCTACAACAGCAGGAGATGGCGGTATCGTCGTACAGCAAGGTACTCAAAATGTTGGAGAAGTATTCGCATTCGAAAACACAGCAGGACGATGGGGAATAGAGACTGGCTTCAACGCTTCAGCATCTGCATATACCCCTGCAGCATTTATGGCAGCAGTAATTGACGAAGCAGCAAGTCAGGATCCAAACGATGTAGCTTATCAGAAAAACGGTAACATTAGAGTTACAGCAGGTGGAGATGTATACATTTATGCACCATAGCAATAAGTGATTAAAATAGTTATGGGATTAATAAACAAAGTAGTAAATAAAAAACAGACACCTGAAGTAAACAATACAGAGGACTCAAAGCTAACACAATCCGAAATAGAGTTTGTGTTAGCTACTCTTCGTGAATGTGACTTTAAAGGAAAACAGGTAGTAGCTCTCTACAACACTGTTTTAAAACTTCAAAAGCAATATAAAGAAAACGAGAAGTAACTTATTTTTAAGTTGCCGGACATACGTTTTTTAAATATATTATATTCATGGAAGTATCTCAAAAATTAAACGCAGTAGAAATTCAAGTACTGCTTTCTGGGTTAGAAATAATTACTATAAAAGGAAGTCATGCAAGACTAGTTGCTAACCTTCAAGACAAGCTAGTAAGGTCCCAAGAAGCTATCGCTAAAAAAATACAAGCTGAAGAAGAAAAGAAAGAAGCAGCTCTTAAAGAAATAATTAAAAAGTAATATTTATAATAAAGTATTTGTAGGCCTTAATAGGAAGTGGGCAGGTAAGACTGTAACCAACCGCAATTAAATTATGAAGATATTAAATAAAACCCCTAACCAGAGGAAGGAGGCAATAAATGCCTAACTGGAAAAAAGTCATTATAAGCGGTTCAGACGCCGCCTTAAACTCTCTCGAGATAACATCCCACTTAACCGCAAGCGGATTAATATACCCTACAGTAGACGGAACAGATGGTCAGATACTATTAACTAACGGTGATGGTGTACTTTCTTTTCAAGATAATGTTACCTACGTAACTGTAAAAAACGTATCAAGCGGTACCTTAACTAAAGGAACCCCGGTCCATTCTACAGGAACATCCGGAAATACACCTGAAGTTATACCAGCTTCAGCTTCATTGGCTTCAGCAATGCCTGCTAATTTTGTATTAGCACAAAACATATCAACAGGTACCGAAGGTAGAGCAGTACTTTCAGGATTTTTAAACGGAGTAGATACTAATGGATTTGATGCAGGAGATGTTATCTACGTAGCTCCCACCGGCAGTTATACTACTACTAAACCCGAAGGTGACGGTAATCTAATCCAAAATGTAGCTATCGTTGGATCAGTAGGAGCTAACGGGTCTTTATTTGTTTACGGCTCAGGTAGATCAAATGATGTACCAAACTTACCGGTAGGTAAAATATGGGTAGGTTCTTCAAATTATTCTGTAACTTCATCAGTAGTACATCTTGATGAACCCAATAGTAGATTAGGTATCGGGACGACTAGTCCTGGGGCTAAGTTAGATGTAGTAGGTGATGGTGCAGACTTTTTCTTACAGTCTAATGATTTTAAAATAGCTCGTATTCAACCAAGAGGCACTGGAGCAAACTTAGATAAAGGGTTGTTTTCGTTGTTCGATGGTAGTACAGAAGATGTAAGAATAGATACGGCTGGAAATTCTTGGTTAAACGGCGGCAACGTAGGGATCGGGACTACTAGTCCAGGAAGTTACGATACAGCAAAAGTAGGAAGTAGTCATCGCTTTTTAAATGTCCAAGCACCAACAGGCAACTATGCAGTTAACACACTTGCTGGTGGGCTAAGTGGTAATGGCGATAGAATTGGATTTTTAACTTTTGTAAACGATACGAATAGCGCAACCTATAAATACTCCGCTTGGATTGGGTCAGAAGTAGAGGGAGCAACAGCAAATAAAACTGGGGGGCGTTTGGTTTTTTCTACCACGTCTGATAATTCAACCGCTGGACCTATAGAAAGACTGCGCATCACCTCAGCAGGCAACGTTGGTATCGGGACTACTAGTCCTGGAGCTAGACTACACGTAAAAGGATCCGGTTCAACATCTGCAACAACAGCACTACTTGTAGAAGATAACTCTGGTTCAGACCTACTAGAAGTAAATGACCAGGGTAACGTTACTATCCCAAACGGAAGTTTAAGTCTTAACGGAGCTACCGGTACAGAGGAGCTTAATATAGCAGGAAACATAGCCTTCGATAGCCCAGGCGGTACAATAAGCGGAGGCGGAGTAGGTGCTTCCTTGAATCTTAGTGCAGCAGGAGCAAATATCTCTATCGGCAGTGCAAATAATAATATTGTAATGACCGGAGGAGTAACCGGATCATTTAGCGGTTCATTTGAAGGAGATGGTAGTAATCTAACCGGTATAACAGCTGAATGGGATGGAACTTTTAACGGAGATGCTGAAATAACAGGATCATTAACTATATCCGGTTCAAGTGCAGATTTAACAGTAACAGGTAACGTAGGAATAGGAACGACATCACCAGACACAACTTTACACGTATTAAAAGTAGGAACTGAACAAGCTAAGTTTGCTTACGATGCAACTAACTACATGTACGTAAATTACGACGGTATAGATACTTTCGGTGGATCACAAACCTTCAGTGTTAGCGGTTCAGAGAAGATGAGAATCACCTCAGCCGGCAACGTAGGTATCGGAACGACTAGTCCTAGTGAAAAGCTAGATGTAGACGGTAATGCGGTAATATCCGGCTCGTTAGAACTCTATAATGGTGCTCTACTCGTTTCCGGCTCTAATGACAGTACCTTTATAGGACCTGATGGAGAGATAGACTTTGGATTCGAAGCACAGCCTGTAAGATTAAACCGAAACAAATACGTAGCAGTAATCCCTGGCCCGGCTGCACCAGTCGCTATCGTAGATAGTACCGTATTTCTCTCCGCACATTTTGATTACGTAATCGTAAAAGGAACTAATCTACGAGCAGGTACAGTAATGGCCTGTCATGACGGCCTTAGTAATGTAGTATATACAGAGACAGCCACTGCAGACCTAGGAAGTACAGCAGGTGTTACTCTAGACGTAGTTGAAACCGGCGGTAATTTAGAACTACAGATGACTGTACCCACTACCGGGTGGTTTATAAAAACATTTGTTAGAGCAATATAAGACCTTCAAAACTAAAGGTTCCTTGTTCTAAAAAAGTAAGTTTATGAAAAAAACTTTAATATATACAACATTTTACGTAAAGAATATAAGTTATGAATCCTTGATATGGGAATGGCTTATAAGCTTACGAACCCTAGGTAAGTACTCAGGAGAGATATTAATTTTTGATTATGGAATGTCTGAAGAATTAGTAGATAGACTGCAGAAGTTTAAACTAGGACCACCTAAAATTATTAAACTACCACAGACAGATAACTATATAATCTCTAATAGAAGAAATATAGACGTTATCCCTCACCTAGAACAGTATACAGATTATCTTATTGCACATTTTGATGCCGACATATGGTTTCAAAGAGATATAGCCCCTCTTTGGGAAGACTGTAATAACACCCAAGGAGTAGTAGTAGGTAAAGAAGTAGGTAGAAGCTGTAGATTTAGAGGCCCGGAAGAAGAAGAACAGAAGTATACTGAAAAACAAAATTCTTTAAAAGGTTTTATCTTCGGTGGATTCATAGCAGGTAGACAAAAACCTTACCTAGCGAAACTAAAACACATGAAAACTCTATTTGAAGGAAGTTGGAAACCTACTATAGAATGGGGCTCTGATCAAACGATGATTACACATATTATAGATCCTTCTGTTGATAACCTAGAAGGAATAATATACGGACTAAGTACATATTTTTGTGAGTTAGGAGAAACAATAAAGTGCAAGTGTGGGGATGAGGATTACCAACATCAAGGCAAAGAAGGAATAGGAATACACGTACTAGCATTTGCAAGCGTAGGAAATGAGAAAGAAGACCTATACACAGAATATAGATTTAAACATAGATACCCAGAGTTATGGAAAAAACACCAGTAGATTTACAGAATAAATTATTCTATCACCCAGATAAACTATTAGAGTTTTTCAATACAGGTAATACAACTCCCGTTACTTGGGAATTAGATCCTACCAATCGATGTAATCATAATTGTATAGGATGCTATGCAGCAGGAGCAGGAGGACGTACTAATGATGATTCACTAACTTGGGAGCAAGCTAAATCTTACGTAGATCAAGTGTATGATTTAGGGGGTAAGGGTATTAATCTAACAGGAGGAGGTGATCCGATGGTAAATAAAATAACCCCGCGTCTGATTGAATATATTAAGTCTCTCGGTATGGACGTCGGTATGATTACAAACGGAACTATCTTCACAGACGAGTCAATCGACATAGTAGTTAAAAACTGTACTTGGGTTCGTATTAGTATGGACGGAGGAACTCCTCATACATATACTGAAATAAGAAAAGTACCGGAACGTCATTTTCACCTAGCATTAGAGAATATGGCTAAGTTAATCAAACGAAGAGATGAACTAGGTACAGACCTAACCGTCGGTTCAGGATTTCTAACCAGCGAATTAACAACCCCTACATTACTTGTTTATGCAAAAATATGTAAGGATATAGGGATAAACTATATTCAAATACGGCCATTTCATAATGATTTTACTATACCTTATAATATAGAAGAAACCTTAGCTCT